TGTTTGCCGTCACCAAACGCGTCTCCGGCAAAGACCGGATGAAGAGCCACATCAACGTCCACGATCTTGGAAGCGTGATCGCGCAACACGGCGTGGGGGCGGCTGCCGTAGTGGAACAGGTGGTCGATGCGCCGCAACCTGACTGTCGCGCCGTTTTGGTGCCGCACGGCGTCAACCGTGACCTGGCCGATGTCTGCCGTCTTCTCGGCATCACCATCATCGACATGCCGGCGCCGACATCGTCTCGCGCACAGTATGGAAACTCGTTCTTGCCGACGCTGCCCGTGTTGGGGGCGCAATGGGATTCGCGGAAATGGTATGAGCGTTGCCCGGTCAAGCGTATCCCGCTGCCGGATTGGGTGCCTGATGTTGTTGCCGGGGCCAGCGCACCGGTGGCGCTGACGCCGTGGAAGATCGGGGCCATCAAGCTTGTGGTGACGCTCGATCGCCGCGGGTACCTCACCCGTGGCGACTTCAAGCACTTCGAAATCAGCATGTCGCGCTGGACACAGGAGAAGTGGCTGGTGAAGGACGGTCGTGGTGGCTGGTTGGCAGGCCCGTACCTCCCGGACTTCAAGGCGCAGCATCCCGTAAACTTCGATCAGATCGCCGCCGATTTCGAGAAATGGAAGTCGCCTGAAACTGCTTCACAGCCAGGTTTGTTTTCTGGGGCTATCGCGTGACCACCGACTTCTCCGCCATTACCGAGCAGCTCATCCTCCGCTTCTGGGGCGAGCCTACATCCAAGACCAAAATCGAATGGCGTTGGGGAAGCGGCGGCAGCCGCTCCTACAAGGTCGAGGAGCATGTTTGGTTTGACCACGAGATGGACGAAGGCGGCGGTACCATTGATCTCGTCATGCGCGAGGAAGGCCTCCAAAGGTCGGAGGCGCTCGTCTGGCTGGAAGAGCAGGGCCTGATCGAGGGCCGCTCCGGCCGCACAGGAGGCCAGCAGCGACAGGAAGCTCCGTTCCTTACCGATGAGCCAAGTGCGCCTGAACAGCCGCCAGTGAATACGCCAGAGGCCGTGATGAAGGCCGTGAAGGGCTATCGGTACGCCAACCGCGACGGCGACCCGCTCTATGAGGTGATCCGCTACCATTTCCTGTTGCCCGATGGCTCATGGGTAATCGACCCCAAGACCGGCAACCCGAAGAAGACCTTCCGCCAGCGGCGCCCGGACGGGAAAGGCGGCCATATCTGGAATCTCGATGGTGTCGGCCACACCATCTATCGGCACAAGCAAGTCGAGATGGCGATCGAGGCCGGATGGACCGTTGCGCTTATGGAGGGTGAGAAGGACGTCGAGACGCTGGAAGGCTTCGGCGCGGTAGCCACAACGAATAGCGGTGGCGCGAAGCACTGGACGCCGGAGATGGCGGCCATCTTCAAGGGCGCTGATGTCGTAATCTTCACTGACAACGATGATGCTGGCCGGGAGGGCGCCGAAATCAAGGCGCGCAGTCTTCGTGGTATTGCGCGCCGGATACGGGTGCTCGATCTCGCCCAGCATGTTCCAGACTTCCCAGCGAAGTGGGATGTCACCGACTGGGTTGAGCGCCTTGGCGGCACCCACGAGCGTCTAGTTGAGATCATGAATGCGCTGCCGGATTGGCGGCCGGCGGAGCCCGCCTCAAAGTTCGGTGCCGTTGGCCTCGACGGTCTCCAGCGTAAAGATCTGCAGCACGAGTTCCTGATAGACGATTTCCTCGACCGCCAAGGCGTCGTGATGATCCCCGGCGCCAGCGGATCTGGGAAAACGTTCCTCGTGGTCGAGGTGGGTATGTGCGTTGCGCTCGCCCAGGACTTCTGGGGCATGAAGACGAAGCCGGGGCTGGTGGTCTACCAGGCCGGAGAGGGGAAGCAGGGCGTCGCCAAACGCCTGGAGGGGTGGATGCTCGACCGCGGCATTGAGCCGTCTGCGAACATCCCCTTTCGCATGTTGACCAAGCGGGTGAACCTCTTCGTCGACGACAAGGATACCGATGAACTGATTGCTGAATGCAGGGCGCTATCTGAGTATTTTCAGCAGCCTATGCGTATTCTCTTCATCGACACCTTCAACAAGGCGATCACTGGCGCCAATGAGAATGCCGGCCAGGATATGTCGAAGGTGCTGGCCCGGCTCGAGCGCATGTCGGTGGAACTCGATTGCGCGGTCGCCGTCCCGATTCACAAGAGCGCAGAGGGGAAAATGCGCGGGCATACGTCGCTGACTGGTGACGTCGCCAACGTGCTCGACGTGACTGAGCTGCAGATCAAGGACCAGAACGGCCGCATTATCCGCACCGCCCAGCTGCACAAAAACAAGGATGGCGAAAAGGGACCGCCACACCGGTTTGTGCTCCGGCAGGTTGTCACCGGCATGCGGACGGATGGGAAGCCGATTACGACATGCGTAGTCGACCGCCCCAATGGAGACGAGGAGGCGTTGGTGAGCGAGGGCAAGCTGTCGCTCAACCAAACGCTATTCCTCCAGACACTCAAGGACGCCATCGACATAGATGGTGAGGATGCGCCGTCTGCGGTCACTGGCGTGCCCAAGGGGCGGCGCGTGGTGAAGTACAAGGCGTTCGAGGCTCGGTTGCGCAACAAGTGGCCGTTCACGACGCCAGAGCACGAGGTCGAGAAACGGAATCGCGAGTTTGAGCGATCGGTCGGTGATGCCGGCAAGCGCCTCGTCGCTTTCGGCTATGTCGAGCGCGACAATGCCACCAAGGTCATCTGGTGGACCGGGAAGCAGGATCGGCCAGTTCGACGGCAATCCGCCGCGCTCGAACCCGCCCCGCCGCTGCCGCCAGATGTCGCGCAGGAGATCAAGGATATGGAGGTGCCGTTCTGATGCTGCCGAGAACGTCACGCTGGCGCGGAGGATTCTCCTTCGTCGAGAAATGGACCAACGGCCGTGCCGCCATGCTCGGCTTCTTCATCGGTCGTGGCTATTCGTCCGCCGCGGTGGCCGAGATGATCAGCGACGAAGAGGGCAAGGTTTCCGACGCCACGGTTCGTCACATGGCCAAGAAGTGGGGCCTGCCGCTCTGGGGGAAGCGGTCGGACTGCTATCTCGTGATCCCCATCAAGGAGAGGGAGCGGGCAACCATCCATGCTCGTGCCCAGCAGGAAGGGCTGAGCGATGAGGAATACGTTCGCCGCTTCATCGTGGCCGGCACAGTGGAACGGGCGACCTATGCTAAGGTCGTCCGCCAGGATCAGTTCGAGGACGTGACGTGAAGGCAAGGGCGCGCAAGGTATTGGTGGAAACCGACCGGGATGTCTTGGTTCACGCCAAGCCGCAGGCGAGCCTCTGGACGCCCGCAATGGTCAAGGCGGCACTTCTGGACGCCTATCGCGTTCTCGGCCGTGTGGGTGGTCGCTATGGACCCGCAGGCATGAAGGTGATGTGGCCGGAGTTCCACAACGCACCCGGTGACTGGCCAGCGGACGTGCCCAAGCTTCACCGCACCGCCACGCGCCGGGAAATGGCCCGCATGGAGATGGTGGTGCTGGGGTGGCGGGATGATGATGGCCGGGACCATGCATCATGGCTGGCTGGCCCGCTGCTGTCGGTGCCGGAGTATCGCGACAAGCTTGTGGCATGGCTTCACGCCGAGCTGCGCGGGGAGAACCTGGAGGACTTGTGCCGGCGCAAGCTGTGGGTGCGGTCCACGTTCGTACGGCACGTCACCAGAGCGGCCGGGATGATCGCGGATCGGCTTAACAGGGCAGGGCTGGAGCCGTGGTGATGGGCCGAAAGGCCCGGAAATCACCGGACTCTTCTCACCTCATTGAGCGATGAGTCACGAAACGGCATATTCGGCGTCATTCCAGATAGCGTGACGAACTGTCCGCGGAACTCCCCACATCGAGGCCCACATGCACGATCACCCGCTCGAAATGGCGGACCTGATCATCTTCGAACCTCTCCACGATGTGCCGCCAATCAAGAAGTCCGGTCGGCGCCTCACCATCATGTCCACGCTCGCCACTGGCTGGCTGCCGTGGGGTGTTGAGTGGGACGCCAGCCTGACGTTCACGTACGATTTCAGCAGCAGCGACCTGACGCCGCACAAGCGGGTGAACTATCACTTCGTGCTCTGCTGTGGCCACACGATGAGCATTCGAGAGGCCCAGGCATTCGTGTTTGCTGGTCTGCTGCATGCGGGTCGCGCCCACCATGGCGGTGAAGCACTCGTGATTACGGATGCTGGCCGGGCATGGCTGGGAAGGAACTGGATATCATGAGCATCGGCGAGACCGCATCGCTGGCCAGTGCCGCTGCGACCGCGCCGTTCCTTGTTCATGGCATCTCGAAGTTCTCGCTCATGCTCGCATTGACCGGCGCGCTGGCGATCATCGTCATGAAGCTGCTCGCGCCGGACGTATGATCAAGGTTCTCAAACCCCGCCTGTCGCCCATGGCGCCAAGGCTGAAGTCCACCCGCGAGATACGGGACACCCGTTACAGCCCCGATGCCACGGTTCGCCGCTGGTACAAGTCCAAGCGGTGGCAGGATCTTCGGCAGTTGGTGTTGGAGCGCGACCTCTACACCTGCCAGCACACGGGCATCCTGCTCGTCGGCAAGGCCCCGGCGCCGGATAGCCCGGTGGTGCACCACAAGGTGCCGCACCGAGGGCAGGAACACCTGTTCTGGGACATCAACAACCTCGAAAGCGTTTCGAAGGCCTACCACGACTCCGAAGCCCAGCGGCTTGAGAAAAGCGGAAGCTGAGTGCTGGCTTTCTTCGCTTGATCGTCTAGAATCAAACGGCCCGACAAGGTGGTGGAACACCGAGCCGGGCCTGACCAAGACGATCGGTGAGGATCGAATATGGCTAAGGCAGAAGTGCGCCAGCGTGAGCGCATTTGCAAGCAGTGCAACCAGACATTCAGCTACGCTGTAGGCAAGGGTAACGACCGGAGCCACTGCTCTGACGCATGCCGAGAGGCATACAAGCGGGCTCGCGTCCGACCAAAATCAGAATGGCCGGTCTGTTCAACCGAAGGGTGCATCCGCCATGTGCGCGCCCTCTCATCAAAGCAGTGCAATACCTGCTACAAAGCGGAGGCAAAGCGCCGAGCGGGCGTTTGTCAGGTGCACAAGTGCGGAAAGCCTGCCACCCGTGTTGGGCACGGCCTCTGCGAAAAGCACTACAAGCGAGTGCGCAGGGTCGGCAGCTTCGACCTCACGCCGCGCGTAGAGCTGATGGTCCATGGCGGCTATCGCATCATTAAGGATGTCGAGCACCCGCTGGCTCAACAGAACGGATGGCTAGGCGAACATAGGGCAGTTGCTTACGAGAAGTATGGCCCTGGCCCGCATCCGTGCCACTGGTGCGGCACAGTCCACGACTGGCCTGATCTGGTGGTCGATCACCTGAACGAGCAGAAGGCAGACAACCGGCCCGAGAACTTGGTCGCTGCCTGTAACCCATGCAACCGCATGCGCGGCGGCATGATCCCATTCATCAAACGCATGCTGCCTGAGAGGCTGAGCGAGTTCATCGCCACCTTCGAGCACATGCGCGCCGAACCTGCCGTGTCCAAGGAATGGCACGACAGCGACGCGCAATCACAAGAGCGGAGAGCAAGATGACGCGGGCACAGCGCAGGCGCCTTCCCAAGGCTGGACTGATCTCGGTGGAATGGGCACAGCCCATCTTCCCCGGCCGCCGCTGGCTGCAGGCTAACCGGCTGGCCAACGCCATGCGACTACGCATCGGCAATCTGGTGCTGGTGTGGCGCATGCCGTGGCTTGAGCGATCCGCTCGTGCCCTGCACCCGGAATTGTTCGATGTCCATGCCGCCACTCGACCCGCTTCCGCCTGAAGCAGGCTTTCGCATCCACGATGCTGGATGGGCGATCATCGTCATGGTCGCATGGATCACCGTGTTGTCCGTTTGGGCATTGGCCGGAGGAGCGTAAAGCATGACACCTGAATTGCTTCGCCTGCTGATAACCGCTGCGATAGCGGGTGCTTGTGCGGGAGCGGTGCCAGTCGTGATCGCGATGGCGCTTGCAGGTGGGTACAGCCGTGTGCCGACCCCACCGCTACCGCCTCGCCGTGCTCTGCCTCTTCGAGAGGGGATGGTGCGCAAAGGCGGCATCAACCCCGATCCGTTCCAGTCCGTGCCAGTGCGCCCTGATCCACCGGCACCAATGATCATAGGTGGGCACCGTGGGCCACCTGCGGCAAGCGGGTCAGCCCCGACCAATATGCCATCCGGAATGGGTTCCGGGCGTCGCTGACCACCCACCGGGGGGGGGTATTCGGAAGGCCGAAAGGCCGTCTCCGCCGGACCCGCGGCGCCCTCATTCGCACGTTTTTTCTTCCGTGACCGAAATTTCGGCTGAAAGTGCACGATGACCGAAAAACGATCAGGCAAGGGCAGGGCTGCGAGCCCCGGCCGCCCGGCGTTTCGCCCGACAATCGAGCAGCGCCGCACGGTCGAGGAAATGAAGTTCTGCGGGGAATCGGACAACACGATTGCGCGAGCGCTGGGCATCGACCCTGACACCCTGCGGAAGCATTTCCCGGACGAGCTCGCCGATGGTCATGCGCAGCGCCGCAAGGAAGTGATCGGCATGCTGTTCAGCTCCGCGCGCGGCGGCAACGTGTCGGCGCAGAAGAAGCTCGAGGAGATGGGCCGTGTGGCCGCTGCGGCTGAGTCCGTGAAGCAGCGCGAGCCAAAGACGGCCGCCGTAGGCAAGAAGGTTCAGCAGCAGCAGGCGGCCGAAAACGTCGGGGGCAAGTTCGCGCCGCCCGCCGGCCCGCGTCTGGCGGTCAATAACACTTGATGGCGCCGACCTGGACGACGGCCTGCCCGGACTGGCGGGAACGCATCGTTGCGCGCCAGTCTCTGGTGCCATGCGATCCGCTCTTCCCAGATGAGGCGGAGGCGGCGCTGGCGGTCTTCAAGTCGCTTCGAATGGTGGATGTTGCCGGGCAACCGACCTTCGGCGAGGCGTGCGAGCCGTTCGTGTTCGACTTCGTCAAGGCTGTCTTCGGTGCCTACGATGCAGAGACCGGCCAGCGGCTGATCGAAGAGTTCTTCCTGCTGGTCAGCAAGAAGAACGGGAAGTCGACCATCGTAGCCGGCATCATGGTCACGGCCCTGATCCGCAACTGGCGCGGCGAGCAGGAGCTGCTCATTTTGGCCCCCACCCGAGAGGTGGCTGACAACGCGTTCAAGCCGGCGGCGGCCATGGTCGATGCGGATCCAGAGCTTTCGGACCTGCTGCACGTCAAGCGTAATGTCAAGGAGATCGAGCACCGGCTGAACAAGGCTGCGCTCAAGGTCATCTCGGCGGACTCGTCGACGGCCGCCGGCAAGAAGGCGGCGTTCGTGCTGATCGATGAACTCTGGCACTTCGGCAAGAAGGCCGGAGCCGGGCCGATGCTCCAAGAGGCCACGGGCGGGCTCATTTCACGGCCGGAAGGCTTCGTGATCTACATTTCGACGCAGTCGGACACCCCGCCTGCTGGCGTGTTCAAGGAGAAGCTGGACTACGCGCGGAAGGTCCGCGACGGCGAGGTGGATGACCCGAGGTTCCTGCCGGTCATCTACGAGTACCCAGAGGCGATGATCGAGAGCGAGGCATACCTCGATCCAGACTGCTTCTACGTCACCAACCCGAACATCGGTAAATCGGTGCGTCGGGAGTATCTGGAGCGCAAGCTCACCCAGGTGCGGGCAGGTGAGGATGAGGACGGTGACACCATCCAGACATTCCTCGCCAAGCATCTCAACGTTGAGATCGGCCTCAATCTGCGGGCGAACCGCTGGACCGGCGCCGATCACTGGGAAGCGGCCGAGGACGAGGCTCTTGCTGGACTCGGTCACTGGGCTGCACTGGACGCGCTCCTTCAGCGTAGTGAGGTGGTGACGATCGGTCTCGATGGGGGCGGCCTCGATGACTTGTTCGGCTTCGCCGTTCTTGGGCGCGAGCCTGGCGAGATCGAGGTAGAAGTCGAGGACGATGACGGAACAAGGAAGATCGTCCGCATGAAGCGCTGGTTGGCCTGGGCTCACGCCTGGTGCCATCGGGGCGTATTGGGCCGCAGAAAGAAGATCGCGCCCATTCTGCAGGATATCGCCAAGGCCAAGGAACTGACCATTCTCGACCAGCCGCTGGGCGACGTCGCGTCGATCATCAACCGCATCGAGCGGATCAAGAATATGAACCTTCTCGGCGGAGTGGCGGTGGACGCGTCCGGGCTCGGCGAGATGGAAGATGCCCTCGATGAGATCGGCGTCACGCAGGAATCCGGGCTTCTCGTCGCGGCGCCTCAGGGAGGCTGGATGATGTCGTCCATCAAGGGCGCCGAGCGCCGGCTGGCCTCGGGCTTGCTCAAGCATGCCGGCGGGCCGCTGATGCGCTGGTGCGTGCCGAACCTGAAGATCGAACCCACGGCCACCGGCATCCGAGCCACGAAGCAGACGGCCGGCGACGCCAAGATCGACCCCGCGATGGCGATGTTCAACGCCGTCACCCTCATGAGCCGCAATCCCGTGGCCCACAGAGCGCCCAAGCCGCAACTCTTCTTCGTCTGACCCCAAGGGGACCTCACCATGAACCGGGCCTATTCCATCCTGACCGTCAAGGCGGTCGAGGACGACCAGCGCACGATCCGCGGTATCGCCACGACGCCATCGGTGGACCGGGTCGGCGACATCATCGACCCCTTGGGGGTGCAGTTTACGAACCCGTCGCCGCTGCTCTGGCAGCACAAGCATGACCAGCCCATCGGATGGGTCGAGTTCGGGAAGCCGACCAAAGACGGCATCCCGTTCACCGCCAAGCTGCCTGTTGTGGATGCCGTCGGCATCCTGCGTGATCGCATCGAGGAGGCCTGGCAGTCCATCAAGCTCGGGCTGGTGCGTGCGGTGTCCATCGGTTTCCGGCCGATTGAATACGCCTTCATGGAGGGCGGCGGCATCCACTTCACCGAAGTGGAAGTCTTCGAGCTCTCGGCTGTCACCATCCCGGCAAACGCCGAAGCAGTCATTACCGCGGTCAAGTCCATCGACCGCGACCTCCGGGCCGCCGAGGGCGTGCCTGAACCAGAAATTCCGCAGGACCCCGAACCCGCCGTGCCCGGCAAGACGGTTCGTGTCGTCAAGCTGAATGATCCCGCCCGCGATCGGGCGAAACCCTTTGAAATTCGCTCGATCAAGAGGATCACGAAATGAACAAGTACTCTGAGCAGATCTCTGCTTACGAGGCCAAGCGAGGTGCTCTCGTTGGCCAGATGGAAGCCATCATGTCCAAGGCGGCCGATGAGGGCACCACCCTCGACGCCGCCCAGCAGGAGGAATACGACGGCCTTCAGGCCGACGTGGCCGCCGTTGACTCCCACCTGAAGCGTCTCCGTGAGATGGAAGCCGTCGTTGCCTCTACCGCGAAGCCGGTCAAGAACGTCGACAACGCCGCCGCCGGCTCCGAAGCCCGCGCGGGTGTCGTTGTGAAGACTGCCACCCAGACGAAGCCCGGCATCTCCTTCGCCCGTGTCGTCAAGATGGTCGGTCTCGCCAAGGGCTCCCTCGGCGATGCTCTCCGCATGGCTGAAAGCCGTTACGGGAACGAAGACCCGGCCGTGGTCAACGTGCTCAAGGCGGCCGTCGCGGCTGGAACGACCAGCAATGCCGCTTGGGCCGGCAATCTGGTGGGCGATGAGACTTCGGTGTATGCCGATTTCGTCGAATATCTGCGCCCGGCCACCATCCTCGGCAAGTTCGGCCAGGGCGGCGTCCCCAGCCTCCGTCGTGTTCCGTTCCGCGTTCCGCTCATCGGGCAGTCGTCGGGCGGCCAGGGCTACTGGGTCGGCGAGGGCAAGGCCAAGCCGCTCACCAAGTTCGACTTCACGCGCACCACGCTGGAGCCGCTCAAGGTGGCGAACATCGCCGTGCTCACCGAAGAAGTCTTGCGTGACTCCAGCCCGTCTGCGGAAGTGATCGTTCGCGATTCCCTCCGTGATGCACTGGTCGCGCGGCTGGATACTGACTTCATCGATCCCGCCAAGGCAGCGAGCGCCGGTGTGTCTCCGGCGTCGATCACTAACGGAGCGACGGCCATCGCCTCGACCGGTACGGATGCGGATGCAGTTCGCCTCGACATCCGTGCGCTGTTCCAGGTGTTCATCAACGCCAACAACGCGCCGAATACCGGCGTCTGGCTGATGTCGGCCAGTAATGCCCTCGCCCTGTCGCTCATGGTCAATGCCCTGGGCCAGCCGGAGTTCTCGGGTATCAGCATGGCCGGCGGTGTGTTCTTCGGGCTGCCGGTGATCGTCTCCGAGTATGTCGGCTCGAACGTCATCCTGGTGAACGCGTCGGACATCTACGAGGCGGACGAAGGCGGCATCGCCATCGACATGAGCCGCGAGGCCTCGCTCGAAATGAGCGATGCCCCCACGCACAACTCGACCACGCCGACCGCCGCGTCTCTCGTCTCGCTCTGGCAGACCAACAGCGTCGGTATCCGTGCTGAGCGCACGATCAACTGGGCCCGTCGGCGCCCGGCCTCGGTCGCCTATCTCACGGGCGTCCAGTGGGGCGGCGCCGTCCCTGCCTCCTGATCTTCTCCTCCCAAACTGGAGGCGGGCGGTTCGCTGCCCGCCTTTTTCATTTCCCAAGGAGCCCAGCCATGAAGATGAAGGCGCTGAAGTCGTTCAGCTACAACACTCGCCGCCTGGTGCCGGGCGAGGATTTCGAGACGAAACGCGATATCGACGCCCGCCTGCTCGAGGCCAATAAGCGGGCGGAGCGTGTGCGCGAGATCGGCGAGCTGCCGCCCCCGCCGAAGGCCATAGTGGCGAAGGTGGCGGATGCGGCTGAGGCCGTGAAGGCGCTGCGCGCCGAGTACACCCGCCTGGTGGGCAAGAAGCCGTACAACGGCTGGGGCGCCGATGAGCTGCGCGCTAAGATCGCAGCAGCCAATGCCTGACCACGATTTCAACGAGGTCGGCGTCACCAACCTCGGCCCTGTCCCCGCCGGCATGACGTTCCTTGCCGCCATCGAGGCGGCTCGGGGACAACGCAAGTTCACCATCAATCCCAAGCGTATCGGGCATCGCCTCACGCTCTGCGAGACGCAGCGCGAGGTCTGGCGCATCGCCGAACACTTGCCGGAGCCAGAGCGCAGTCAACTGCAGCTTCTTGCCGGCGCAGCATTCGATATGGGGAAGCGCATGGACGCCCGGATGAAAGATCTCAAATCCATGCTGGAGAGCGCGTGAATGCTGACGGTGCTGACCTGGCTCTGGGCGCAGCCCGATGGCCGCGCGACTTACACGGCTCTGCACGTCAACATCTGGGCCGACATGGTGCGACGGCATCTTACCCTGCCGCACCGGCTAGCCTGCGTCACGGATATGCCTGAGGGCATCGACCCCTCGATCGAAATCATCGCCCCGCCGCGCGACTTCGAGGACGTGCGAATCCCGACCTGGACCGACGGCCGTCCGCAGTGCCTGCGCCGGATAGCCATGTTCCGTCGCGATGCCGGAGACATGTTCGGTGAGCGGTTCGTGTCCATGGACATGGATTGCGTCATCGCCGGCAGCCTCGACCCGCTGTTCTCTCGCGACGATGATATCGTCCTCTACGCGAGCCCTGGGCGGCCGCCGGACAGGCGACCCTACAACGGTTCGATGCTCATGATGACCGCAGGCGCTCGCCCGCAGGTCTACGACCGGTTCACGCCCGAGAGGGCCATCGCCGCAGGTCAACGCTACGCCGGCTCCGATCAGGCATGGATTTCCCATGTCCTCGGGCCGGGCGAGGCCGTCTGGGACGAGAGCGATGGTGTGGCCTGGTGGGGCCGCCGGCATGAAGTCGAGACTCGGTTGATGTTCCACCCCGGCCATCCGAAGCCATGGAACCTGCTCGACGATCCGTGGGTGCGTGAGCACTACCGGCGCGAGCCGCAGGGTAGGGGGCTGATCCTTGGATATGGGCCCCATGTATGGACTGATGCAGAGGCCGCGCTGGAGACCGGCGCGTTCGACGGGGTGATCGCGTCGCCGGAAGCGGCGGCCCATTGGCCGACGCCGGTGACGGCTGTAGCGCAGAACGACAATGAGGCCGACAGGCTCGCCGATCTCTGCGGGTTTAGCGAGGTCGTCTGGTGCGGCCGGAGCGAGAAGGTGAGCACATGACCGTCCTCATCCTGGCCGTGCTGGTTCTCATCCTGCTGTCGGCAGGGTGCTTTGTTGGCGGAGTGTTCCTTCTCTTCGGCGTCGGTCACGCACTTCTGGCAGCGGCCGTGGCTCTGGGAGTGATGGCTGTCCTGCTCTCCCGGGGAGTGACGACCAATGGCTAGCAAACTGACGTCAGCGCTGGCTCGGGCTGTTGCGCCGCGGGCGCAGAAGGCGGTCTCGCCCATCGATACCAATCGGGGATGGTGGCCTCTGATCCGGGAAAGCTTCTCTGGTGCCTGGCAGCAGAACGTCGAGGTCAAGCTCGACAGCGTTTTGTCCTTCCATGCCGTCTTCGCCTGCCAGACCCTCATCGCGTCGGATATTTCGAAGCTGCGGATCAAGCTCGTCGAGCGCGATGCTGATGGCATCTGGACCGAGGTCACGAAGCAGTCGCCCTACAAGCCGGTGCTTCGGAAGCCGAACCATTTCCAGAACCGGATGCAGTTCTTCGAGTCCTGGGTGCTGTCCAAGCTTCAGCGCGGCAACGCGTACGTGCTCAAGCAGCGCGACCTGCGCAACGTCGTGGTGCGTCTCTACGTGCTGGATCCGACGCTCGTCACGCCGCTTGTCGCGGACAATGGCGAGGTATTCTACGAACTCAACACCGACGCTCTGGTGGGCCTGGAGCAGCGCGTTGTCGTGCCGGCATCCGAGATCATCCACGATCGGTTCAACTGCTTCTTTCATCCTCTGGTCGGCCTCTCTCCTATCTTCGCCAACGGGCTCGCTGCAACGCAGGGCTTGGCGATCCAGAACAGCTCGACCCAGTACTACCAGAATGGCTCCATGCCTGGCGGCATCCTCGTTGCCGCTGGTCATATCGACCAGAACGACGCCGAGGAGATGAAGGCCTCTTGGGAGGCCAACTATGGCGGCCGCAACCGCGGGAAGGTCGCAGTTCTCGGCGATGGGCTCAAGTTTGAGCAGCTGTCGATGAAGAACACCGACGCCCAGACCATTGAGCAGTTGAAGTGGTCAGCTGAGGTGGTTTGCTCCACCTATCACGTCCCGCCCTACAAGATCGGCATCGGCCAGGCGCCGACCTACAACAACGTCCAGGCGCTCAACGTCGAGTACTACTCCCAGGCGCTCCAGGTGCTGATTGAGGCCATAGAGCTATGCCTCGACGAGGGGCTGAACACGGGCGAGAGCCTGGGGACCGAGTTCGATATCGACAACCTGCTTCGGATGGATTCGGTCACGCAAATGGACGTGCTCGACAAGGCCGCCGGGATCATGACGATCGATGAAATGCGCCGCCGGCTCGGGTTGGGTAAGACCACGGGTGGCGCCGACGTCTATCTCCAGCAGCAGAACTATAGCCTCACGGCACTCCAGAAGCGCGACCAGCAGGATGATCCATTCGGAACTGGTGGCGGTTCGTCGCCGGCGCCAGCCACCGATGAAGAGCCTGACATGACACCTGCTGCCGCGCAGGATGCCGCACGCGCGATCCTCGAGGCAGAGTTCAAGGACATGGCGCCCGTTCTGGCGCTCCCAAAGCCACAGAGGACCGCCTGATGAAGCACTCGGACATCGCTTTGCTCATGAAGGGCATCGCGCCGACGCTCCGCGAGTTCGTGACCGCTTCCGCGCAGCCGCTGGCCGAACGCATCGTCGCGCTCGAGCGTCAGATCGCCTCGCAGCCCGTGCCCGAGAAGGGCGACCCGGGCGAGGTGGATATGGAGGCGGTGGCGCGACTGATCGATGCTGCCGTGGCTGAGGTCGGGTCCCATATTGAGCCGCGCGCCGTTGATATGGACGAGGTCCGCCAGATCGTGGCCGATGAAGTCGCCAAGATGCCGCCGGTCGTGCCTGTCACGCCCGAACCATACGAGCCGGACCCTGAGCAAATCCGACAAATGGTCTCCGAGATCGCGCAGCCCGTGCTTGATGACGCCATTGCGGCCATTCCTGAGCCTCAGGACGGCAAGAGCGTCACGGTAGAGGACTTGGCCCCGATGGTGGAGGAACTCGTCTCCACGGCTATGGATACGGCTGTACGAGGCCTGCCGGTGCCGGAAGATGGCGAGGATGGCGTCGGAGTGGCTGGCGCGCTGATCGACCGCGATGGCAACTTGGTGCTGACGCTTTCGAACGGCGAGATCAAGGAACTCGGCCAGGTTGTTGGTCGTGATGCTGATGACATCGCTATTGAGCGCCGCATCAAGGAAATGGTCGATGCCATTCCCCGCCCGAAAGATGGTCTCGACGGCCTCGGGTTCGACGATCTCGAAGTGATCCACGATGGCGCCCGGTCATTCACGTTCCGGTTCGCCAACGGCGACAAGGTGAAGGAGTTCGCTTTCACGCTTCCCGTGATGCTCGATCGCGGCGTCTATCACGATGGTCGCAAGTACCAGCCCGGCGATGGCGTCACCTGGGGCGGCTCGTACTGGATCTGCCAGAAGGAGACAGGCGCGAAGCCTGACCAGAGCGATGACTGGCGCCTCGCGGTCAAGAAAGGCCAGAACGGCAAGGATGGCGTCCTGAAGGAGAAGGCGGCCCCTCAGCCGGTCAAGGTGAGTTGATGGCTCTCGTGACACTGAAGCAGGTCAACGATGCTCTGCGCCTCGACCTTCAGGGCTCTCAGCCCGGCTACGCCGCCGACGAGCGCACGCCGGATATCGAACTCAAGATCGCACAGGCTGAGGCTATCGTTCTCGACTTCGTTCAGCCAAAGCCCGATCCAGAATGGACGGACACCACGGTCCCCGGCCAGGTGACGGCCGCCATCATCATGGCCGTGAAGTGCCTGCTCGATGATACCGACGAGTCTATGGCGATGCTGTCCGGCCTCTCGGGCACCACAGGTGCCGACCCCAAGAACCCCATCGTGGGGCTGCTATTTCGTCTTCGGAAGCCCTCGCTCGCATAGGAGAGCGTCATGACACTTTCAGGCCGTCGCGTCCGGTTCCTTGTGGACTGGGATTGGAAGCCCTCGCCCATGTCGACCATTGCCTACCGCGCCGGCCAGGTCGCGTTCGTGCGCCTGGAGTGCGCCGAGAAGGCGTTGAACCTTGGCAAGGCGGTGCTGGTGGAGACTGCCGCGCCACCGGCAGGCGTTGCGGCCACCATTGCGGCCAAGGGCAGGAAGGGGGCTCGCCGTGTCGATTCCTGAATCCAATGTCCGAATCACGAAGTCTGCCAACCGTAGGTTTCCCAAGGTTTTCGTCGGTGGCGAGCAAATGGCAGGCGTCATCGGCGTGACCATTCAGCAGCCCGTGAAAGGCTCTGCCGGCCCCGATGGTTGGGAGGTGATCGAGAAGGATGGAGGCACGGTGGTGTTGATTGAGGTCGCTGCCAAGCTTGTTGTCTTCGGAGAAGATAATGGCTGACGGCAACCGTCGCTTCGGCGCCCTGCGCTATCGGCTGGCCTTCCAGAACCGGCCCATGGTTGATGACGGGTTCGGCACACAGGTGCCGGGCGGGAAGTTCGTGACCCAGTTCTCGCTGGCCGCTGCCATGGCGCCACGCACCGGCGGCGAAAGCGTCACCGCGGCGCGCCTGCAAGGCAACCAACCGTATGTCGTTACGGTGCGGTTCTCGGAGCGCATGCTCAATGTGACGCCGGCATGGCGCCTCGTCGACGAGCGCGCCGGCTTCACCGATGACGAGCCGAACCTGTTCTACAACATCGTGGCCCCGGGCACTGATCCAGACGGCAAGCGGCAGTGGATCGAGTACCTGGTAGTGGCGGGACGGCCTTCATGACCATTCAGGGGCTCGACCGGCTCAAGCGTAAGCTGCGAACGTTTCCGGCGACGGTTGAGGCCGAGATTCGCGCCGCCATGGAGGTCAGCGCCAACGAGGTGGTGGCGCTCGCCAAGTCTCTCGTGCCGCGTGACACCGGCGCGCTGGCCGAAAGCATCGGCTGGACATGGGGCGACGCGCCGAAGGGGTCGATGACCTTGGGTAAGGTCGGCGGCACCGGGAACTTGGTGATCACGATATATGCTGGCGACGATAAGGCGTTCTGGGCTCGCTGGGTCGAGTTCGGGACATCGCCGCATACCAATGCCGGCATGTTCGCTGGCAGCGAGAACCCGGGTACCCGCGCGCAGCCATTCTTCTACCCGGCGTATCGGGCTGTGCGCCGACGCGTGAAGGGCAGGGTGACGCGGGCGGTGAATAAGGCTGCCAAACGCATCGCGGTGGGAGGCTGACATGGACGCCAGCTATGAGCTCGTCCTTGCGTGCATCAACAAGCTGCGCGCCACGGCGGCCGTGACGGGGTTCGTCGGGACGCGGATCTATGATCGGGTGCCCGAGAAACAGGACGGCACCCCGAACGTGCCGTTCCCGTACATCTCGATGGGGCCGTCGACCTCGATCCCTGACGACTACGATTGCCTCGACGGCGAGGAGATCACCATCCAGATCGATGTCTGGTCGAGCGGGGCAGGTGAGGCCTATGGCTCCGTCGAGTGCCGCAAGATCATGGGCGCCGTGAAGCGCGCCCTGCACGATGTTGATCTCACGCTTACGACCAACGCTCTTGTGTCGCTCCAGATGGAGCTGATGCGTGTCATCGACGATCCCAATCCCGCCATCAACCATGGCGTGATCCAGTTCACCGCCCAGGTGGAAACCCCCTGAGGCAATACCCGGCCGAGTACGGCCATTTTCACGGAGATCACAAATGACTCAGGCAACCACCACGCGTGGGGGCAAGGTCCGGGTTTTGCTCGGAAACGACGCCCTCCCCATCGTTTACTCGGCGCCGTGCGGCTTCACTTCCAAGACGGTGACCTTCACCAAGGGTCTTGAAGATGTGCAGGTGCCGGACTGCGCCGATCCCGACAAGGTCGACTGGCTGGGGCGTGATGCTGTCTCGCTGGCCATGTCGATCAGCGGCGAAGGCGTTCTGGCGCAGGAGTCTGTCGATACCTGGCTCGAAGCCTGGGAGAGCGTCGAATCCGTGCCGATGAAGGTCGAGATTGAGTTCCCTGCCAAGACCATCACCTATACCGGCAAGATGCATGTCGAGACTATCGAGGCCACGGCCCCCAACGCCCGCCGCGTTACCGCAACCATCAGCATGCAGTCTGATGGCGAAATGGTCCGCGTGACCACGCCGGCCAGCTGATGGGACGCCACGCCGAAATCACCCTGCCGTGGGCAGACGGCACCCATACGTTCCGTCTGGCTTGGAAGCAGATCATCATGCTCCAAGAGGCCTGCGACGCTGGCGCCTTCGTCATTCTGGAGCGCCTTTCGAACCGGCAATGCCGTATCGAGGAAATCAGCCACACGATCCGCTTGGCGCTGATCGGCGGCGGCATGGTGCCAGAGGCGGCATTGAAGCTTGTTCAGGACTATGTGGAGCAGCGCCCGCCGGCCGAGAACGTCGTGTTCGCCCGCGGCCTCCTCGGCCTTGCCTGCTATGGTCCAGGAGACGAAAAACCGGGGGAAGCCCAAGGGGAGGCGACGGACGACGCCTCGACGACCTCCCCAACGGAAAGTTCCGAATAGCCGAAGTCTACGGTGCCGGGGCTGCGATGGGCTTCACGCCACAGCAGATCGACGAGATGAGCCTCTGGCAATACTTCTCGGCGCTGAACGGATACCTGGCGGCGCACACCCCAAAAGACGCCAAGAAGCTATCCGCTCGTGAGGCAGATGAACTCTGGGAATGGGTTCTCGACATGGACGCGCCCCCGCGCGTCCTCACCACACAAGTTTATTTTTGGGGCGAGAACGGGCCGGTCCCCGCCGGAACGGTCGAGTTCGAGAGCGAGTAGCCCATGGCCACCACAGAAGTTGAGCGTCTGGTTGTTTCGCTCGAGGCCAGCGTCACAAAATTCGATCGCGCCATGGCCCGGGCGACGCAACAGACCAATAAGGCTGCCAAGCAAATCGAGGACCGCTGGGCAAAGGTAGGGCCGGCGATAGGTTCTGGCCTGACCAAGGCGTTCGCAATCCTTGGGGCTGGCTTCTCGCTCCAACAGGCCCAGCGGCTTTTGGATGCCTCGACGCGCATCCAGAACGCACTCAAGGTCACTGGGCTGGCTGGTGAAGAGCTCACTCGCGTCTATGAGAGCTTGTACGCCTCTGCCCAGCGCAATGCCGCTCCGCTTGAGGCTCTGACAACGCTCTATGGACGCGCCGCCCTCGTGCAGAATGAGCTGGGAGTATCGACCGAGGAATTGCTGGGGTTTACCGACAAGGTCGCCGTAGCGCTACGCGTGTCAGGACAGTCCGCGCAGGAGGCCAGCGGGGCTCTGCTTCAGTTGTCGCAGCTCCTGGGATCCGGTGTTGTGCGCGCCGAGGAATTCAATTCCGTTCAGGAAGGCGCACTGCCAATCCTTCAGGCGGTCGCCGCGGGGCTTAAGGAGGCCGGTGGATCAGTCGCCGAGCTGCGCAAGCTGGTTATCGACGGGAAGGTCTCGTCCGAAGCGTTCTTCCGCGCGTTCGAGGCTGGCGCCCCGATGCTCGATGAGAAGGTGCAGAACTCGCAGATCACCGTTTCGCAGGCCTTCGACAGAATTCAGAACTCCATGATCAACGCAGTGATGGAATTCGATAAGTCCACCGGCGCGGCGAACAAGTTCGCAGCATCCCTGGATGGTGTTGCGGCAGCGATCGACGGAATCAACGTGTCGGGGATGATCGAGCAACTCGCTGCCGGCCGCTCGGCCATGGAGCAGTTCTTTTCAAACATCGGCAACTCTGACGTCTTCAAGTGGCTCAACAGCGGCACCACTCCCGAACAGATGCGCGCGCGCGGGCTCATCCCTATGGGCGCCGGGAGTAATGCGGGCGACGTGATCGCGGGCTCATTTGCCACCATTGGCGCGCAACGACCAAATGGCCCTCTTGTGAATGCTCTCGCCGCCAAGGCCGCAGGAGGACGTGCTATCGATCAGGTCTCGATAGCCGACTACGCGGCGTCAGGTGCGGCAAAAACAGGCAAGTCCTCCGGTCAGCGTTTCGATGACTCGTTGGAGGCGCAGCGCCGCCGCATCGACAACCTGCGCGAGGAGAATGCGATTCAGGCGACTCTCAACCCGCTCCTGAATGACTACGGTCGTCAGCTCACCGAGTTGAGGACACGCCAAGAACTACTGAACGCAGCGGAGAAAGCCGGCGTTGCAGTCACTCCTGAGTTGGCCAATACCATCGACCAGCTCGCACAGGGCTACGCGGATGCAACCGTCGAGGCCGCCAAGCTGGCCGAAGCTCAGGACATGGCTCGGCAGCAGATGGAAGACTGGTTCTCCACCTCGCGCGATATCACTCGGGGTTTCATTGACGATCTCGTCGCTGGCAAATCTGCGGCTGAAGCTCTCGGCAATGTGTTCCAGCAGTTGGGAAGCAAGTTGCTGGACCTTGGCCTCAATAGCCTATTCGGCACAGGATCGGGCACCAACCCGTTCGGCCTGATAGGCAAGGCGCTCGGCTTCGCCTCTGGCGGATACACCGGACCGGGGGCACGCAATCAGCCCGCCGGCATCGTGCATAAGGGCGAGGTGGTTTGGTCGCAGGGTGATGTGGCCAGCGCCGGAGGAGTGGCGGCAGTTGAAGCGATGAGGCGGGGCTTCGCCATCCCATCCTTTGGCACGGTGGCAGGGGCGGCTGGCGGTGATGTCAACGTCACGTACGCCATCGATGCCCGCGGCACGGACGCGTCCGTTATCGGCCGGCTGGAAGGGCAGCTTGCTCGTCACAAGGCCGAGCTCATCCCAACCATCCGCAACGAGATCATGCGCCGCAAGAAGTGGGGCGCGAAGTCATAGGAGGCCGGCATGGCACTTACCGAGCCCATCGACCTGCTTTCCGACTTCCCAGGCTGGGCAACCGACTTCAGCCTGTTGTGGCGCCAGGAACAGAGCCGGCAGGCCAATGGCAGGACGCGCGTAAAGGATTTCGGCTCGCCCATCTGGCGGGCTTCCTACTCCTCGCGCACGCTCTCACCGAACGAACTCGACCATTGGCGCGCGCGTCTGGATGTCCTCGAAAACGGTCTGCTGACCTTCACGGCCTATTCTCTGTCGAGGTGCTTCCCGATCGCCTATCCCAACGGCTCCTGGCCGACCGGTGAGGCCTTCGACGGGGTGTCGGCAGCGATCCACACGCTTGGCGCGAACAACAAGTCGCTACGCGTCACTGGCCTGCCGCAAGGCTATCGGTTCAGCATCGGCGACATGATGCAGGTCACCACGGCGACCGGCAGGAAGTACCTCTTTCGGGCCGATGAAACGGCGATGGCGGATAGCTTCGGGCTCACCACGACTTTCGAGGTTCGGCCGCATTTCCCGGTCGGCATGTCGATCGGGGACACGGTGTCGGTCAAGCGGCCAGGCGTTCCGATGGTGTTGATGCCCGGCTCCATTTCCAGCAGCGCCGATCCCCGCAGTGGCCGGGGTTCGATTTCTTTCGACGCCATCGAGGCGCGATAGTCGCAAGGATATTCCAATGGCTCGATCTCTCTCCGCCGAGACGCTGGCAGCGCTCGCGGCACGGTCGCTTGTGCCGCGCGATTTCCTCTGGATCGTGGCGCGCACCCGCGATACCGGCGCGCCGATCTCGGTCGGCTTCTGGTCCGACCTCCAGAACGTCACTGCCCAGGTTATCGACCCGGATACCGACCTGGCCGTGACGCGCACGTTCTACGGCGCTGGCGGCCTGATCTCGATCAGCGACATTCCACTGGTCGCCGTGCTGACGGTCCAGAACGTCACGATCTCCATGTCGCAGCTCGACGAGATGGTCGAGCAGGCGGTGCGCGACTATGACGTGAAGCAGGCGCGCATCGAAATCCATCGCGGGCTCTTCGATCCCGATAGCCGCACCCTGGTTGCCCCGGCGTTCTGCCGCTGGGTGGGCTTCGTCGATACGATCCAGATCAAGACGCCGGCCGAGAACGAGGATGGTGGGGTGACGCTCAACTGCGTCAGTCACACCCAGGAGATGGTGCGGTCCAATCCTGATACGCGCAGCCACGAAAGCCAGAAGCTGCGCGATCCGAACGACGACTTCTTCATCGACGCCAATGTGGTTGGAGACTGGGACCACGATTGGGGCCAGATATCGGGGAAGGTGGAAACCAAGCCATCGGGGCTCTTCGGCTGGGGAGGCTTCCTTGGTTTCCTCTGAGGTACGCTTTGCTACCCCTGATGATCGGGTGCGCGTCATCCGCATGTCGAAAGAGGCGCACGCCGCTGGCAAACTGCCGTGGTCGTTCAGCGCGGCCCATGCCGACAACCTGTTTCGCCAATCCCTGACGCTGCCGGACCGGGCCTGCATCATCTATGCGCAGGAGGGTAGGGCGGTCGGGTTTCTTCTGGCCTATGTCGCGCCCTCGCCGATGGCCGACATCAGTTTCGCCCGAGACTTCGGATGGTGGATCGACCCATCAGCCAGGGGCCGCGCGGCAACGGAAATGCTCGACCTCTTCGAATGCTGGGCTGACGGCCGCAATGCCACGTTCGCGGGCATGGCGGCGATGGAAGTCAACGCTCGTGCCGGCCGCATCTATGAGCGCCGCGGCTACGTCAAGACCGAGACCCACTACTACAAGCGCTTAGCCAGCGCCTAGCCGCGAGGCCTCCCCCACATGCCTGTCTTTTCAGCCATTGGCTCCCTCCTGTTTGGAGCCGGAACGTTTCTTGCTGGCCTGACCGCAACGGGCCTCCAGATCGCCGCCGGCCTGGCCATGAGCGCGATTGCCAAAGCGGTATCGGGCGAGCAGCAGCAGCAGACGTTCTCGGTCCAGGGCAAGATACAGGGCGGCGATGATGTCCCGCGCTCGATCAACCTGGGCTGGAACACCACGGCGGGCTCCCTCGCCTACCAGAACGAATGGGGCGAGGTCGACAAGACCCCCAACGCCTATAGCACCCGCGTCATCGCCATCGGCGATATTCCGGTGCAAGCCCTTGTCGGTGTCGATGTCGCCGGGTCACCGGTGACGCTGCTGACCGGGCAGGCGCACCCGACCCTTGGCATTCCAGTCGCTGAGTATCGCAAGAACGGCCGCGATTACCTCTGGATCAAGTTCCACGACGGCTCGCAGACCACTGCCGATCCGCTGCTGACCGGCACCGTCTCGTCTGCCGCGCGGCCGTACAGCGCCCGCCGTATCGGCCGGGGCGTGCCGTACGTCATCGCCACCAGCCTCGGCGAGCAGGAGCTCTTCAAGGGCGGGTTCCCGCAGTACAAGTTCACCACCTACGGTGCCAAGCTCTACGACATCAGCAAGGATAGCAGCGTCGGCGGCGTCGGCACTCATCGCTGGAACAACCCGGCGACCTGGGGCGGCGATGGCGACTTCCTCCCGGCTGTGCAGCTCTACAACCTGCTGCGTGGCGTGCGCTGGAACGGCCAATGGCTCTACGGGCTACAGGACTTGCCGGCGGCTCGCCTGCCAGCCGCGAACTGGATTGCCCAGATCAACAAGTGCCGCGCCGGTATCGCTGGTCCGAGCGGCACCGAGCCGACCTATCGCACGGGCGGCGAGCTGCAGGTGGGTGCCCCGTTCAATGCCGCCGTCGAAGCGCTGCTCACCAGTTGCCAGGGTCGGCTCGTCGAGGTCGGCGGTGCCTATAAGCTCTATGTCGGCGAGCCGGGGTCGCCGGTGACACAGTTCGACGACGGCCACATCATTTCAACCGAAGAGCAGAGCTTCACGCCGTTCTTTGGGCTGGCCGATACCATCAATGGTGTTTCCGCGACCTATCCGAACCCGACCGAGGTCTGGAACAGCAAGGTGGCCCCGCCACTGCTACGCCCTGATCTCGAAGTCAGGGATGGCAACCGGCGCTTGATGGCGTCCGTCTCGCTCGACATGGTGCCGTATCCGGGCCAGGTGCAGCGGCTGATGAAGTCGGCGCTCCTCGAGGCTCTTCGGGCGCGCCGGCATACCTTCGTCCTTCCGCCAGAGTTTCAGGTCCTGGAGCCCGGCGATATCGTCGAGTGGACCAGCGCGCGCAACGGCTATGTGTCCAAGCTCTTCCGCGTCGATGGCGTAGCCGACAGGGCCAATCTCGACGTGCTGGTCGACATCACGGAGGTTGATCCCTCGGACTATGATTGGGACCAGGAGACCGACTATCGGCCGCCTGTCGATGGCCCTGTTATTCGGGTCACGCCTGCGCCGCAGGCCATCGTCGATTTCGGCGTATCGCCCTACACCTTCTACGATACCGACTCCAACGCTCGAAAGCCGGGCATCCAGATCGTCTGGGACGGCGATCAGGTAGACGTTCGCGCGGTGGTCTATGAGGTGGTGCTCGGAACCGATGTCGTCAGTTCCGGTGAGTTCCGCAACGTTGCCGCTGGCTGGGGCGTCATCAGCGATGGTTTGATCGGCAAGACCGCCTATGAGGTGCACGGCCGGTACGACCCGTATAGCGCTCGGCCCGTGGAATGGTCCGCCCTTCTGACGGTCACCACGCCCGATATCCCCGAGGTGAACAACATCCAAGTGATCCAGCTCGGGGAAGAACTGCGCAATGCGCATGGTCTTGTCACGGGCAAGTCGCTGGGCAGCGTTCAAGACCAACTCGACGAGTTGCGCGAGCAATTCGGCGACCTGGCCAATGCCATCGTCACGGGCGACGAAACCAGCCGGCGCCGCATCAGCACGCTCGTGGCGCGCAACGGCAGCAACACCGCGGCGATCATCCGCAATGAAGTGGCTATCGCCGAGGCCGACAAGGCCATCGCCGAGCTGAGCGAGGAGGTTGTGGCCGTCGTCAATGACGCCTTGGGCGCCGGCCTCTTCAAGATCGAGGGCATTGCCGATGGAACAGGGGCGTCCGCACAGATCCTCATGAAAGTGCGGGCGATGCTCGGCGATGCCTTCTCCGAAGCGGCATTGCGCATGAAGGCCATAGCCGATGGCGTCGGGGGAACCTTCGCGTCGGTCGAGATCATGGCAGATCGCCTGGTCTTCATCAGCACCACGGGCGAGGTGATCTCGGCCCCGTTCTCGATCGAGGATGGCGTGGTGAAGTTGCTGGTGGCGCGCGCATCAAGGATCACCAGCCAGGACGGCGTGTCCATGGTGATCGACTTCGACAACCCTGAAATCACCTTCACCGGAGTCTGAGATTGCCTTTCATCTATATGGAAGACGGCGGGAAGTGCCTGATGATCGGCGATGAAATGGCCGTCTGGGATAAGCCTGCCTCGGGCGACAAGTTTGCGCCCTATAAGCACCCGGAGCAGCATCTCAAGGCGGTCTACTTCCACTCGAAGAATGACTATTACGCTGAGGCGGCAGCCGCCTCAGTCGCAGTTACCCACGCGGCCTATCCGGCGTCGGCGGCCGTCAACTACGATCCGTCCGCGTTGGCATTGACGCCGGTGACGATCTACCCGACCACCTACACCGTCAGCCGCATGTTGCTGACCCACGGCCTCGGCTATGTGCCGAAGTTCCTCATCGCCGATGAGAATTATAACGAGCTGCCGGCGTCGGCGCCGATCCAGTACGCCAACAACGAGGAAGGCGGCACCCGCTTCGTTCGGCACTACGCGACCACCACACAGATCGTGCAGGTCGAGTACGTGGTGCCGGGGATCGGGCCGATGGCCTCGCTTTCCAAGACCTATCGCGTGGTCGTGTTTCGCAAGCCCCAGGCCGACCCCTCCAAGCCTGTTTTTCAGGCCAAGCGAGACGGCAACGTTCTGATCGCTGGTCGCGGCAAGGTCGACTATTCCGAAAAGCACCTGCGCCTCGCGGACGCCGGGGAGACGGCTTTCCATATGCCGACAGAGCCGGTCTACGACATCAACAACGGGCAGGTGCGCTATGTGCGCTCGGGCGGTTTCTGGATCGAGAGCGTCACGGTGCGCGGCGCCACGGTTGTCCGCTATGGCGGCAGCTTGACCAGCGTCGATTACCTCAGCGTGGTGGCGTGATGGCGACCCCTAAGTTCAGCTTCAAGGCAGGCCGCGTCCTTATGCAGGACGGTACCCGCACCGTCCTCGATACGGCCGCCAAGAGCTTCAATGCGGTGCCCGGTGCGGTCATCACCATTGACCCTTTCACGCTGTCGTTCCCCGACTTTGCCAGCAAGGGCTATCGCTATCTCTACGGTTCGCAGCGCTACAACGGCGGAAATACTCGTGACGAGGAATGCCGGACCCTGGGAACAGTGAACCCGGAAGAGAGAACCCTTCCCAACATCGATTTGGGGGCGCTGCCCGCCGGGACCGACTTCCTCGAAACCCGCATCAAGCTGACGAGAACGCTTTCCCCGCCGAAGATGTGGTGGTCCGGGTATCCTGCCAATGCCGGCCTATACGACTGGCCGTCAGAGATCATCGCTGGCCAGTGGATGCCGCTGCTTGGCAACTCCATGATCGCCGAGCGCGGAGACAATTGGGCGCGGCTCTTCGAGATCGTCATCGCCTCCGGCCGCGCTGTCCTCCGCCGTCGGCAGACGGTCGGCACCCTGGGCTTCACATCATGCCAGATCCAGCACCAGTGGATCCAAGGCGATCCCGACGTTAACCCCCGCAAGCTGCGCGAGGGCGACCCCTACGCCTGCAGCAACGTCAACACCACCAACTACGCCTCGACCTATACGGGCGTCCTCGAAATCACCCCCTGCTCATATCGGAGTGGCCCATGACCCGCATTCTCTCCGGCACCGCTGCGGTACTGGCCGGCGCCCGCACTGTCGCTTTCACGGGAGCCCCGCTCAGCGATGCGAATTGCCCTTCCGACGGCACGGCCGTCCTGGGCGGCGCGTCCTACTTCATCGCCTCGCGCACGGATACCAGCCATTTCGAACTGACCCGTGACTATGAGGGCGTTGACGGCACGGTCTCCTGCGAAATCGACCCGCTCAACGCCAATGCCATCAACCTGGTGAAGGTGGCGCGCTCGATCACCGAGTACAACGCCAAGCTCGCCCTGACGGACGCTTACGGCAAGGGGCTGTTCTACGAGTGCGCCGGTCTCTCCGGCGCCAACGATCCGGGGCCGGGCAAGCTCGCGCGCAATGCCGCCGCCTGGGCGGATACCACCGAGATCTACATGGATGTGCTCGACTACGGCGGGCACGAGCAGGGCGCGCTGATCGACCTCGCCAAGGCCGGCACGGTCTACATCGTCCGTGGCATCGATACCGGCGCCTATGCCGCCTACACGCTGTCCGCTGCGCCCCAGAACATGGGGCCGGATGAATGGCGCAAGATTGCTCTTTCCTATGTCGATGGCGATGGCCTTATCGCCGACGGTGAGCTGGTTGCAGTCGAGTGGAACCGGAAGGGTGAGAGCTTCGCGGCCGATGCCGAGGTCGACGACATGGCCGGCCGTGCCGCCTACGACAACGAAGCACCGGGCTTCGTCGTCAAGGTCAACGACGACGGCACCGGCCGCGCGGTATTCTTCACCATGGGCACGGGCGGAGCCGGCGCCTGGGGTTCGCCAGCCTATCTCACTGGCACCAAGGGCGACAAAGGCGACCAGGGCGATAAGGGCTGGTCGCCGCAGCTCGTCGGCGTCAGTGATGGCGAGCGCAGGGTGCTCAAGCTACTCGGCTATGTCGGTGGTGCCGGAGCGCCCCCCACCGCCAATGTCGGCGACTATCTCAAGGCTGATGGCACGTACACGGCCAACATCGCCAACGCGATGGACATGCGCGGCCCGGCCGGATCGGGCAATGGCACCGTTGTCGGCCCCGCGTCATCCGTGGCCGGCCGGGTGGCAGTCTTCTCTGATACGTCGGGCGAACTGATCGGTGACGGTGGAATTGCCCTGGCCATCCTGCTTCGCGGCGCCTTGGGCGGTACGGACAATCGCCTTCTCCGCTCCGATGGAACCGGTGGCGTCACTGGTCAGGGAAGCGCTGCAACGCTGGACGATTCCGGTAATCTCTCGGGTCTCGGTAACCTCGGACTGTCGGGTACTCTGTCTATTGCCGGGCTTGCGGGAAAAGTCATCCGCAAGGTGCAGTTCACGCCGATAACAACCGTTTATGCGACAACCTCTACAACTGCAGTGATATCGGTAGGCACGACCTACACCCCGGTCTCGCCGACAAGCAACCTGCTGGTGATCTGCGCTATTGACGCCGAGACGGAGCGCGCCGCGACCGGCGATCATGGAATGGGTGTTTCGCTGTATCGCTACGACGGGACGACCTATGCCATTGCGCCCCGCACAATAGCTCAACAGTTCCTGATGCAGGGGTTTGCTCCTGCCGCCGGCACCAGCACGCACCGCGGCGCCGTGGCTGCGACGGCTCTCCTCGAAAATGCTGATCGACGAAGCGACACAAGCGCTTGGTCGGTCGCGCCATACTACTTCAGCTATTACGCCGGCTGCACCGCGAAGCTCACCAAGCATTCCTACATATTCGTGGAGTTTGAGCCATGACCCCTCAAAGCATCATCTTGGCTGCTATCGAGGTATTGGGCACCAGCAGGTTCAGCCTGGACGGCGAGGGCCGGATCAGGATTGGGAGCATCGGCGCCGATCCCCTCTATGTCAGCGCGCCCACCATGGCCACGATCATGGATCGTGCCGATACGATCGAAAACGACCGGTTGGCAAGAGAGGCGCGGCTTGCGCAGTTCCCCAATCTTGAGCCCGATCAGTTCTGGGCGGCGCTCCGCTTTTTCGGCAAGCTGGATCAGCGTGGCTATGAAGGTGAATTGAGAGCCTGGGTTGATAGTCTCGAGCCGGAACCACCCGAGGGCGAACAGACCCAGGCCTATATCGAGGCGCTCGCATTCTGGTCGATCGTCTCGGCCAAGGTCGACCAGGCTAAGTTCTTCGAGCGTGACCATCCCTTTATTGAGGGCGCACGTCAGGTCCTCGGCATCGCTCCGGAGCGCTTGAATGAAATGTGGGGGTGGGCTCTAGCCTAGCGGCGGTGCCATTGAGCGCAGGCCATCGCATTGCGATCGCCATGGAACACCGGATGTTAGTTCTGCCTCGACAGCCTTCTACGCAAAGATATCAGGGGCATCTGCAACGGGATGGCTACCCTTGGCTTAAGGCTAGGCCTTTTGTGAGGCCGAAACCCTTCCGCCTCGGCCTCGCCATCGGGTGTATAGCCGGACAACTACCCACCATCCGCAGACGATTACCATAAAGGCAATGAGATAGGGGAATATCGAATATAGCCCCGCACGAGGAAGCAGCATCAACTTCGGCATAATCACCACGAGTGCCCCGAACCAGACAGCACTTGTAGCTGCGGCGCTGATCAGCACGGCGAAGGCGGCTCCGAGCACTGCTGCCAGCCAGAAGGCTACGAAATGGTTGTTTCCAGACCAGACTACCAAGTCTGAAAATATCGACCACCCGAACCCTTCTCCAACCGCATAGCGGTCGGGCATCCATTCCTTCGCCATGTACTGCCCGTAGTATAGGTCGGTTAGCTCAAGGGGATGGCCGAGAAGCTTGGCAATCACTCCGAAGCCAGGGAAGAAGGTCTGGAACAGCGCAGGCAGCGGATAATCTGGGATCGTGGTTGCTACATGGATCGAAAGCAGGCTCGTTCCCTGGTTGTGGATGAAGGCAAAGATTCCTCCTGCGCTAAGACGCTCTACAAACTCTGCCTGCCGTTCGTCTTCGGGGATGACCTGTTGGTTGAGGATGCGCTCATCCTCTACCACGGCGCGGCAACTGAAAACGGAAGCGCCTTGAGCGAAGACAACCAGGGCGACTGGCACGATTAGTGCGGTCAGGACATTTAGCCGTCGCACCCGCTTGTGAGCGAGGAAGGTTGCCAGCAGGACGAATGCAAGGAAGGTGGATCGGATGCCCACCACCAAAAGCCCCAAACTCACGACAGCCATACACAAGGTCGTCAGTATTTCCAGAACTCGATTGCGCGAAGCGAAGGCTAGACCCATCGAGAGTAAAAGCCCGTACTGGGCGAGATTTGAACTGCGGGAGGCAAATTCGGCGGACGACTGATAAACCTCAAGATATCCGCCTGACATGCACGCGAGATACTGCTGCAGCACTCCCCAGCCCGCGATCGGTGCACAGATGACCAGCAATATGGCACTCGGGATGGCGAGCGTCCTCTCGAAGTTGCTGGGCAGTGGCGCAGCCTTATCCGTGGAATCGGTGCGTTTTTGCGCCCAGAACCACATGTAACCGGCGTGAAGGCCGAGCATGCACGGGACAACGAAGGTTACGAGATTCCAAGCCTCAGCCCCCGTCAGGTCTAGTACTTTGAAGTTCGCGTCATAAAAGGTCGACTGGATGCCGCCGAATAGATAGGCGAAGAAGCGGCCACCGATGAACAAACAAGACGTGCCTACAAAGAGCACATAGGGATGGATCAGCGTCCGGTGAAGAGCGGCGGCAGAAAGGGACATAAAGGCTGCCGCTGCTACGAAATATGCTGAACCCACAAATGACGCGGTTTCGACATCATAATTGGCAATTGGGAAAAACGTCGCTGGAAGGCCAAACGCCAGAGCTACGATAGCTGAGAATGCCGCCAAATCTCGCGGGCCAAATTTCTCCGACGAGGTCGCTTCAGTCGAGGTATTCATGGCGGCTCATCGCTAGGTCTTCCTCAGTAAGGGGGATATAGATCCCGGCAGCAAGGCCGAACAAGATATACGCCACAACGCAGGAAATCGCCACGCACCACGCCGCGCTGTTGCTTCGCCTCATTTCGGGAATCCCTCTTTCTTAGTTCATATGGGGGAATTCGGCTCTCGGGGCCAAGATACGCGACTGGTCCAATGCATCAAGCCTAAAGCACACCAAATGGCGGCGCGCGTTGTTCGACCAGGCCAGGGCTTGGACGGGAAGACCTGAACGCGCGCCGCCCGCCTTGAGGTAGGCGTGGCCTAAAACGCCGCGAACGCGCCTTTGGTTGCCGCAGCACCCCCACTCCGAAATTCGAGCCCTGCTTACGCGGGGCTTTCTTTTCACCACCATAAGAGGAGGCCAACGATGGCCAAAGGTAATCTGCCAGCGGTGCTGGCGGAAACGCTCGCCTATGAGGGCGGGTGGTCCGATCATCCCCAAGACACCGGCCGCGCGACCATGAAGGGCATTACGCTCGCCACGTACCGCCGCTATCGCCCCGGTGCCACCGAAGCCGACCTGCGGGCCATTTCCTCGGCCGAGGTCGAAAGGATCTA